CGTGCTGATACTAACGAGCATGATTTCAATATCCATTTTAATGCCACGATAGATTTTCCTGAGTACCTATTACCGATTGTGATTAAAGAATGAGCGATTGGTTAAGCGAAGCTACTGATATTGCGAGCCAGGTATCTCGTATTGTTCACCGCAAATACCATACTTACTTTGACGTGGCTGATGTCCGTCAAGAGTTGCTGGTATGGGTAGTGCGCCGTGAAGATAAAGTCCGTGCTTGGTTAGATCATAGCCAGGGTGAGGATGTATACAAGGGTGGCATGCGCCAACTAGGTAAAACACTTACCCGCCATGCTGATAAGTATTGTCGTAAGCGTAAGGCGCAACAACTTGGTTACCAATTGGATGATGAAGCCTATTACTCACCGATCACTTTGAGTGAGTTGCTTCCGTTTGTTTGGGAAGATGTAGTTAATACTACTGATGGCAGTAAGCCAAAGGTATCTGGCGGGGGCAACCCAGCTGAAGGTGGTAACTATGTTATCCAGTTGTTTGATATACGCCGTGCGCTGGCTAAGTTAGATCCGCAGGATAAACTCATATTGCAAATGAAGTTCTACGAGCAGTTAAACTATGGCGATATTGCTGAGACGCTTGGCGTATCTGATAGCACCGCACACCGCAAGGTAGATGGTGCGTTGCGTCGCTTGAACAATAACCTTGGTGGGCAGTCGCCGTTCAAGGAAGAAGTAGAGATGTGATGGAACCCATCCATACTGCCGACTGCTATACCGAAGTAGTTAAAGTTGAAGACAAGGCTTATCATACCTTGGTCTGGAATTGCACTGAAGACTGTCCGCTTAACTACGAGGTAGAATAATGTGGACTTACTCTTTAACAGCGCAAGAAGAAGCTGCTTGTGTTGAGGTTGGATACCAAAGGCAGAAGCCATACTTTGGCAACCCAACTCGCAATATGAATTACGCTGAGGGTGATTTGTGGGAGTTGTGGCAACACGCAGTATGCGCTGGATCTGAGTTGGCGTTTGCTCGCATGATGGGTGATACTGAATTTCTACCACACTTTAATAAGTGGAAATCTGAGTTAGATATACCAGGCTGGGGTGAAGTGCGCTACTCATTCAACTTAAATGCTAAGTTAAGATTTACTGTAAGAGATGAACCAGATCTAAGATATGTTTTAATAACTGGTGGGCTTGCTACCAAGCCAGCAAAACAAAACCCGCAGGACTATGTAAGCCATCCTTACACGGCAGTTGGTTGGGCTTATGGGATAGATTGCATGGAAGATGAATACAAGTTTAATGATAGTAGTTGGTATGTGCCAGCAAATAAACTCAGATCAATGGAGTCAATAAATGCCAAAGTATGACTACAAATGTAATGTATGTGGTGGAGTGCAAGAGTTAGAGCGTTCTATCCACGCAGAGGGAGACAATCCATTCTGCTGTGATACCTTGATGTCTCGTGTGTGGGGTGCAATCCCAGTTAAGTTTAATGCGTCAGGCTTCTACAGCACCGACAACCCAAAGAGGTAATAATGACTATCAACCTAGTTAATGAATCTAAAGTAATAAATAATGCTGATGCTTTTACCATTGCCCACGCATTAACCTTATTCTCAAATCAAGTATGCGCGGCTTGGCAATTACCAAACAACCCAATCGCTTATAGTAATATGCGTACCAATGGCTGGAATATCTGTATTGTGGATAAGTTTCCTAATCCTGCTATGGAAGGCATCGCTCTTGGGTATCACGAAATCTTGAATGGACAACCCATTGGTTACATTAAAGCCCAACCTTATGGTTCATCCCGTTCACCTCTTGGTAGGTATATAAAATCAATTTCTTTTGCTGGTAAAACAATAATGCCCGCTAAGTATTTACCTGGATTAGTTACTGTTATGGCGCACGAGTTAGCCGAGATGTTAATTGACCCAACGATTGATAAATACAAACCCGATAGCCAACAACGTAATTGGCTTATGGAAGTGTGCGACCATACAGTAGGTCTATACATAATCCCAGTGCTCACTTATAATGTTAATCCAGTTTTTCCTGATTTTACTTGGCCTTCATTTTACAATGTTATTGGCAAAGCACCATACTCGCAATTAAATGTACCACCTGCACCGTTTTATTTAGTTAAAGGTGCTTATGGTTATTATAAAGATGCTACGGGAGTACATAAAGTTTAGGTAAAGGGGAAGTACCTAAAACAAAAAGGCCACCTTTGCGGGTGGCCTTACTTGTGTCGCTACAACTGCTGGAAGGGTAGCAGGAGCAGACTAGATGTAGTGGAACGGATACACCACATCACTTCTCTATAGTGTTAATTGTATCAGGATCTTTGAGTAACGCAAATACGGCCTTGCTGTTGCGATCATATGCACCGATGCGCTTGAACCAATCTTTCTCCAACTGCTTCTTAGTATCGTATGGTCCAACTGCTTGGACCAAGTTAAGGCTTGGGTGGACTGCAAATACTACGTATCTTTCCCGTGCTTTGAGCATGCTTTCAACCATATCAAATACTTCTTTGGCTAACCACTCGGCGCTTGGTGCTTCTTGATCTAGCAGGGCTACGAGCTTGCGTAATTCAGTTGGCTTGGCGCTCATTCCAGTTCCTTTACATTATCCCAAAATAAATATGCTGTGCTTTCTCTTTTTCTTAATACTGTATAACTTACCCACCATTTAATACTTTCAATTATTGTTCTAATCCACAAAATAGGCCCTTTATGGATATCACAACGTTCTTTTCCTGGGCCGTAGCCACAACCACAAATCATTTTAACTCCTTCTCAATAGCCTGAATAGTAGGACAAGGGTAAAGATAGTTCTTATTCAACTCATCATAGTCGTTAGGTTCTATACAGTGAGAACATTGGTTTCGCCAATCAGGGGTATGCAATTCTACTACTGCACGCAAGGATTTCCAGGCAGATGAGTCAAGCAAAGAGGCACCAACAGAACGCCTATCTATTCTCTTTAATAGTTCATCGTGAGTCATCTAAATACCCAACCAGTCAAGGCTAGTAAAGCTACGATTGTTATTATGATATAAGGCAGTGCTTTATCTGAGTCGTTATCTCTTGACATCTGCCAGCACCTTCATCCACTTCTTGCATGCTTCTACGTTCTCATCCAGCGTTAAGTATCCGTATATCTCTTGATTATCCAAGTATTGCGGGATACCTAGATCGCGTAGCGTGTCGCTAAAGATTACATACTCGTAGTCATCAGAGCCATTGACGTACTTAACTTGTGGCAATATATCGGCGCGGATCAGATAGGTGCAGTGAACCACATCACACTTAATTAGTCCACGTATCTCGCCATTGAGTACACGATAGTAGTTAATCTCATCCAAGAAATATCCGTTATCGTTCACTAAGAAATGGTAGTTTGAGTATGGCGCGTGGCGATCTTGTTCATCCACCACCGCATAGCGCAACATCGGGGCTACTACAGGTAAGTTATAGCTAACCAAAGTTCGTAGCGTGTGCGGCATTAGGAAGTTGTCCACGTCGCAGACATAATAGAAGTCATAGCCTAGATCTTTAGCGTCTGCTATTCCTTCCTCGCGTAGCTTGCCTAGCACTTTGAACCTGGTTGGATTCCATTCGTGTACGCCAAAGTTCTGGACTGGCTCTGGTACATCTTCGTCATCTAGCACCATGTCGTACCAGTCTATGCCACGTTCCTTTTGGTCATCCATCCAGTTATCTATTCTTCTTCTGGTATCGTCATTGTTATTGTTAGTCCTGAAGAATAAGCCGATCCGATCCTTTGGATAATCTATCTTATCTAGATTCTGCTCTAGCCAATAGTCAATTACCTTGCTCTTATCCTTAGCCAATATGTGAAAATAAATCTTAGGTAGCATTAGTACCATCCCCTTCTCAATTCGTGCTTCCAAGCATAGCAGGGCTTTCCTGCGTAGCGAATTTCAATATATTTTTTTTGCCATACGACTTGCGTCATTGGGTTAGTTCTCCAGTCCTTGGATATGTATTCATACTTATCAGCTGGCAAGGCTTGGGCAATTCCGTATGCCCTACCCTGGCTAGTCTTAGCCCCGACTGCCTTGTAGTCCCACTTGCTCTCTTGCATGTTCAGATCATAGAGACATTTCCACTCAGCCTTAGAGGTATGCCAGAGCAGTTTTGTCCATCTTTTGACTTCGCTCTTGGTCCATACATAGCCGTCAGATGCCCTTAATTCAGCCTTTAGAGGGTTAAATGGGGCGATTACTACTCCTGCTGAGATGAGGATAAGGGAGAGTAGGGTGGCAAGTATTCTACGTACGGGGTATAAGGTCTGTTTGGTTGTGGAATTGGTGGGCATACTAGGTCCTCTCGTATCTCCAAGACTGCTTTACGTAGCTTGGTATAAAACGGTAGGGCAGTAGGTTGCCCCTTTAATTCGGCTATTACTGCTTCTCTTTCAAATGGCATACTGCCACCAAATATACCGTAAAACTCACGGTTATTGACCGCAAATTGTAGGCATGCCTGCTGAATTGTGCAGGCTTTACATAGGTCAAGCGCGACAATAGTCTGCGCCACTATCTCTTGCCCTGCTGGTCCTGCTAGTTGGCGCGACTTCATCGGGTCGGGAAAGTAAATGTCTGGGTCGGTAGTCCGACATAGTGCTGGCATATCTGAGTCAAAGTTCATTGTTCCCACCTATGTAGCATGTCCGCTACCCTAACGCCGATCAGGCTTGCAATTAGAGCTAAAAAAATAATCACTTCAATTGCTCTTTTAGGATAGCGATAGCAATTTCAAGTCCAGTAACTACACTTTCATTGCCTGCGCTCTTAGCGCGTTGCTCTAAATCAGCGATAGCATTGGCTAGCACTTCGCTAGCTGCGGTAGTGTAGCCCTTTAACCATGTCTCGCGTAGTGCTTCCCCGATAGTGGTGGTTAGATCGTCTAATTGGTCTTGTGTGGTCATATCTTTATCCGTTCTAGTAAATGGCAGCGCATAGTCGCGCTTCCATGGGTCTGATTATTGCATGTTTGAGATATTGGTATTGCAGATCTTTGCGTGTCGGGCCGTAGATAGTTTGCTGGCAAGCGGTGCAGGTGAATAGCCACTCGCCAGCTTCGCTATCGTAAATAAAGCCTTGGTTATGCGACATCATTAGGCATAAGCCAGGACATATCTTGCCCCGACTGTAAAATTGCTACTTGATTTTTTGCATGAATAAAGCGTTCAAGGTTAGCTACTGCTTCGCCTTGCTTGTCGCCTTCCGCGACCTGCTTGGTGAATGCCTTGCGTGATAGCTCCGCCTTCATTTTCCAGTATTCTAGTCTGCCATTTTCCATTCTTGCGCTCCCCTAACGCCTTTCGGCTTTGTAGTAGTGATTATTATTGAATTTTGCGCGAAAGTCAAGCAACCCTTTCGGGTGTCTAACACTTTCTTACTACCAGCGGCGCGGGTCCGCTGGCAGTAGGCTAGGGTTAGGCGGGTTATTCTTTATAGGCTACGTTTATCGGGCCTTGAATTAAATCGTTAATATGGCCTAGTGTCTGCCTAGCTCCTAGGATGTAATCGGCACTATGGCCCGACCATCCATCCCGATCAATTTCGGCGATAAAGTCTTCAATATATCGCTTAACCGTGTTAATGTCGTTAGTCATAACCATGCCTGCTTAAGCATGTATCCTGCGCGATCTTCGCCGCGGAATAGTACGCTGCTTAGATTGTAAACTAGGTTAAATCCCATATCCATCCCGCCGCCATGCTGGCGAATAGCCCTATACCCGTTACGCTCCACCAGCTTATCGTCTAGCGCTTGTGCTGCATAATAGGTTATGTCTACTAGATCGTTACCTTGTGCTATTACTAGGCTAATATCGCGGCTAGTGCCGCTGCTATTGACGTGGCGCAAGATCGTATAGACGCGTGTACCTTCACTAAGGTAATGCGTTAGTAGTCTTTCGCGTGCGTCATCCATATCTAATTGCGTTATCTGGCGCTTAGTTAGTGTAGTCATGTTTAACCCTTCCATAGGTTGAAATTCTGCCCTAGTGGCAGAATACCTGGCGCTATCCTTGCGAATAGTGCCAGATATTACGCTGCTAGGGGTTACTTAACGGTACGCATAGGCATAAGCAGAATGTCCCATGAAATTAGATCGTGGCTCATGCGTACCTGTATGCATTTATTATCTCCCGTAAATCCTAAAATAGTAGGTTGCTTAACGTTATGCGGAATCTTATCTAAGCTGGCAAGCAGCGATAGATTAAGCGAGATACTAGGGATAGGGCTAAATTGATCGCTTACCATATGGGAATATGGTGGGAATTGATAATCTAGCGTGTGAATTACCAGCGTGTTGCCGTCTAGGGTAAGGGTTAGCGTAGTGCCATCCTTATCAATAGTTACTAGGTGGTTAAACTTAATATATGGCTTAAGTAGTGCCAGGATGCGCTTAACGTCTACTAATAGGATGGCGCTCTCGCTTAATTCGCCACCGTCTAATTGAATAGTGCCAGCGGCTAGGCGGTAACGATCGGTAGCCGCAGCGGTTAACTTACCCGCGGTTGCGCTTAGGTAGATATTATTTAGGCGGGCCATCGCGTCGCGTGAGCTATCGGCGGCTACGCTAGCCCCTAGAATTAGATCGTTTAGCGCGGTTGCGCTTATGATTACCTGCTGCTTAGTTAGTGTTGCGTTAGTCATGTTATACCCTTCCATAATATTTATCCGCTATAGGTTAGCGGCCTATACGCTAGGGTAATCGGCCCTAGCGCATAAGTCAATAACCTATTTAATTAAGTCGTTAATAAAGTAATAAGCTGCCGCGGCTAAGAATATGCCAGCGAATAGGCAGACGCCAGCGAATATCACGCCGCCGCCATATAGTAATAAGTCTAGGGCCGTGTTAAGCATTATTCACCATCCCATCCGCAGTCGCATAGGTGGCCGCAGGTATAGCAGACATAAGCGCCGCTTAACCAGGTATTGTAACCATATCGGCCTAGGCTATCAATTAGGCGCTCGCCGCTATCATCATAAGTTAGATATTCGCCATTAACCTGGCAGACTAATTCATCACCAGGCAAGGTAATACCCTTAAAAAATTCTCCGATAGTTACCTGCTTAGATACGTAAGTATTCATAACTTAACCCTTCATTAAGTTAGGCCTTATGGCCTATTGGGAGAATTAGATCATGCGGGAATTGAGCTAGTCAATAACCTAATCGCGTGTCGTTGATCACATTCTATTGGCCTTCATGGCGTTAGTTAGATCGTCAATTATCCCTTCAAATTTAGCTATATCTTCGGCGCTCATGTCTTCGGCTTTCGGTAAGTTGCTTAGTAGTTGCTTAATGTCCATCGTATTCCCTTTCAATTGGTCCAGCCCCTTCGGCTGGTTCAATAGGTTAGACGTATCGGGCAGCCATTCGGTTCCAGGATATTTTGCAGCTGGTTAGGCGTCGGTTAGGGTCGGGATGGTTGCAGGGATAGTCCCCTCGCTAACGCCCGCTAACGATCAAATCTCGCCCATATATGGCTCACGATAAGGCCTTAAGGCCTTCCGATCGCCACCAATCACCGCCGTGGTTTCGTCGCCGTATAGGTCTGCCGTAGCGGATTTCAAAAATCGGTCGGGCCAATTCCGCCACGACGAACCCGAGGGGTTTTAACACAAAGGGTGCTTGACTATTACTATCCACCCAAATATTTTTTCTAAATATAGGCTGCCCCGTATCAAAATCCGAGACAATATGCGTCTCAATATATGAGATTTTCCAATAGTGTGGCCAAAATCTTATAGCCCAAAAGCAGTATAAAATACTAATTATATGCCGTGTGACCAACATCACATACCCAAAAGCGGGATAAATGGACATTTCCCGCCCTTAGTATATATAGAGGGTTAAATATACTTTAACCCGTTCGGCTCACGGCAGAGTGAGCCTTAAGCGAACGATGCAGTTGAGACGAACGGTATGGTTACGTAGTAGGCCTTTAGGGCCTACGAAGTTAAAGGGTTGGAAGCCGTAAGCCTTGAAGGCTTCCCAATAGGAGTTATTAAAAACAAAATTAGGCGCCAAGAGCGCCCCCTAAGATTTACCCAATTGCTGCCATAGGGCAGCCCCCTCAAAGGATTATTACCATTAGCGAAAAGAGCAACAGCTACAAGTTAGCACCAGGTGCAAAACTTTCCGCCCCAGATGCCAAGAAACGCCTTCTCGCGCTTTTTGAAGATGGCATAACCGTAGAGGATGCTTGCCGCGCAGTCGGCAAGTCAGTCAAGTCTTACGAATATTATCGGGCTTCCGATCCGCAATTTAAGGAAGCCGTAGACCTACTGCGCGTTTTGCAAAAACGAGGCGGGCGGATCGACGAGGCAGATGCGAGTATATCGTTTGAGGATTTTCGCTCACGCTACCTCAATAGCAAGACCTTTGACCACCAGCGCAATATAACCTCGCTACTTGAAGAGGGTGAGCCAGCGTGGCTTCATGGCAACATGAAGTACGAAAAAGGATTTAAGAATTACGTCCTAGTCAACATGCCCCCAGAGCATGCCAAGTCTATGACAGTCTCAATTGACTATGTGACCTATCGGATTGTGACCAATCCCAACGTCCGTATCAAACTGGTATCTAAGACCCAGGCAATGGCCAAAGAGTTCCTCTACGCCATCAAGCAAAGATTGACATCACCTCAATGGGCAGAACTACAAAGACGATACGCCCCAGCAGAAGGTTTTAAGGCTACCGCCGATAAGTGGTCAGCCGACACGATCTACCTTGAGCGCGACTCAGGTGAAAAAGATCCTACCGTCCAAGCACTTGGTATTGGTGGTCAGATCTACGGCGCACGTGCCGATTTAATTATTCTTGACGACTGCGTTACCCTCGCCAATGCTGGCGAATACGAAAAACAGATTCGCTGGATCCAACAGGAAGTTCTTACCCGTGTTGGCCCTACTGGCAAGATCCTAGTTGTAGGCACTCGCGTAGATCCTATGGATCTCTACCGCGAAATGCGTAACCCAGATCGCTACCCAGATGGT